CGGCGGCCAGATCACGCTGGATGAAATCGCCCGCGCGGGTGCCGACCTTCGAGACATCCAGCCGCGTGGCGGGCTGCTTCGACACGAGCGGGCTCAGATAGCCCGCATCGATCAGATCGCGCACTGGGGCCTCATAGGCAATGTCAGTGAAGAGTGCGTCCTTACCCTCGTGCAGCATGCCGCTGTCGAGCCGAAACGGCGTCGCGGTCAGCCCGATCACCTTCAGCGCGGGGTTGATGCGCATCAGCCCGTCCAGAAACCGGCGGTACATCGTGCTGGAATTGCCGGGGATGAGATGCGCCTCGTCGATCAGCACCAGATCCGTGTGGCCGACCTCGTGGGCGCGGCGGTGGATCGACTGGATGCCTGCGAAGAGAATGCGAGCCTGCGCCTCGCGCTTGCCCAAACCGGCCGAATAGATGCCGGCCGGCGCCTCGGGCCAGAGCCCGATCATCTCGGCATGGTTCTGGGCGATCAGCTCGCGCACATGGGTCACGATCAGGATGCGCTGGTCAGGCCAGGATTTCAGCACGCCCTCGATGAAGGCGGCCATGACGAGCGACTTGCCTGAAGCGGTTGGAAGCACGACCAGAGGATTTCCTTTGTGGTTCTGGAAATAGCCGTAGATCGAGGCGATCGCGGCATGTTGATAAGGTCTCAGGGTCAGCATGGCGCGGCCTCCGTTGTGCGGGCGTCGTTTACCCAGGTCGAGCCCTCGGCCATGCGGTAGGTGACGACATCGTCGCCCGCATCGATGACCTCGCCGGGGACAAGATCGGGGATGAAGAGATGGCGGTTGCAGGCCGCACGCTGCTCGGCAGGTGTCAGCATCCGGTCGTGACGGGCGCAGTGCCAACCGCCGAGGTTCCTGTTGGTCGCGCTGCCGGACGAAGAACCGGTGTCCACTTCTTCTGGAAGCGCTCCGACCGGCGTCGCATGCAGGCAGGACCGACAAGTCACAGCCACTCCACCACCTTCGTGGCAGACAGCATGGTGATCGCAGAACCGGCATTCGAACCAGGCCGGGTCCTCGCTGATCCGCGCGGGCGGGTGCTGGGCGAAGATGACGCGGCCGGCCTTGTCCAGCAGGCGCTCGGCCATGGCGCTATCAGCCTCGATGCGCTCGATATGCAGCGCGTCGGTGTCCTTGCACACCGCCACATACAGCGCGCGGGTGATGCCTGTCAGGTGCATGTAGATCTGCATCTGCGCGGCATGCTGGGGCTTGGCCATCACCACGCCTTTGGCGGTCAGCTCGCTGAAGCTCTTGACCCCATGGGTCTTGAACTCGAGCACATGCCAGGTCTTCGGGGCCTCGAGGATGCCGACGGCCACGCCATCGAGTGATCCGCCAAAATGCCCGCCATGCGCCGCGACTCGGAACTGGCGGCCGGTTTCGGGATCGACCTCGAGCACCGTCGCGCCAGTGGCGCGCAGATTACGCACGAGGCGGTCCTCTTCCAGCTGGCCGGTCTCAAAAAGACGCAGCAACCGGCCGGAATGGCGCGCGGGCGTCGCCCAGCGGAAATCGTACCAGAGCGCGCGAGCGCAGGACTTGCCGATGATCGAGGCGCCGAGGTGATCGCGGAAACCATCACCCTGGCGGGCTTCATAATCGGCATGGATCGCCATCAGCGTTGGCGTGGGGGCGCAGGGCAACTCAGCCATCACAAACCCTCCCGTTCACTGCGGGCCTGCGCCTCGGCCAGAATGCCGTTCCAGGTTTCCGGGTCATGGCGTTCGCGCAGGACGCCGATCAGCGCGTCCTTCAGCTTTTCGCGGCGGCGACGGCCAGCGCCTTGGGCGAGCAGTTCCGCCCGCTCGCGGCTCAGATGCCGGAGTGCCGTGCGGGCCCGGTGGAACCAGTCCGGGTCGATGGGTTTGTGACCCCGCTGCCGCGCCAGATCGGCCGTCGCGATCTGGGTGCGGATCTTGGCAATGGCGTCGTCGAGTTCGATCAACCGGCGCTGATCATCAGGCAAGCCGGGGCTGTTCACGGCCACAGGGGCCGTGTTGGAGATATTCGTCATTGGAATGTCCTCAGATGGGAAAGAGGGCTGCCCTGGCACTCATGAGCGCAGGGCAGCGCAGGGGATCATTTCTTCTTGTTCCAGGGCGCGGAGGCCATCTTGACGGGTGCTGATCCGTCCCGCGACGCCACAGGACTCTGCGAGGGCGCAGCAGGTGCAGGACGCGGTGCCGCGGAGGGGCGCGTCCGCTCTACCGGCAAATAAGCGATGGCATTGCTCTCGCCGTAACCGTTCTTCGGCGGCCTGATCTTCACCTGGATCGTCATCGGGATCAGGTGCAGCTCCTCGCTGTCGCTGACATGCATCTTGCCCGTCGCATGGCAGATGGCCGACAGCGTGCGTTGTGCAATCTCCACGGTGGTCGGGTTCGGGTTCACCAGGTTCAGCTGGTCGAAGATTTTCCGGCCCTTGTGCTCACCGTCCAGAATATCGATCATCAGCCAGAGATACTGGCCCATGCCGTTGCGGGTCGGGCGTATCTCACTCTCGACGATCTGCGCGCGGTATTTGCCTGCGGGCAGAAGCTCGTAGACTGTGGTGGGCTCGACGCTGGTGGCGTCAAAGGAAGTGTCAAAACGTGCCATTATAGGGTCCTCTCAGCAGGGTGATCATTCGGCTGTTTGCGGTGCTGTCGCGGCGCCACTGGGGCCACGGTCACCGCTCACCATGGCCGCCATGAACTCGGCCCAGCTAAGGGGCAGCGTGTCGGGCAGGCCGTAACGGTTCTTGGCGAGGAAGGCGGGGCGCTCTTCGGTGTGCATGACGCGCGCACCGGACCCGAGCGCCCGGGTCACCTTCTTGTTGAAGCCGACATCGGATTTGGCGACCGAGATCTGATAGTTGGCGAAGAGCACCACGTCCGAATGCTCCTGCAGCAGCGCCGAGGCGCGGGTCTGCAGCTTGATCACATAGCGGTCGTAGGGCTCGTGCTCAGGGCTATCGAAGCGCTTGATGTCGGTATGGGCAATCTGGATGACCGCCATGCCCTTCTGGTCCCGCAGCGCATTGAGCTTGTCGAGATACTCGCGCCAGACATTCAGCGCCTCGGCATAGCCCTTGCCGAAGCCCGGTGTCTCGATCGAGGCCCAGCCATTGCGCTGGCAGGCTTCGGCCCAGATCAGCGGCTCCAGCCAGTCGACACTGTCGATGACCACTGTTCCGAAGTCGTGGTCCTCCGTGAGCAGCGCATCAAGAGCCCCGGCCACTTCGGCGTAGCGCGTCGCCAGCGGAAAATGCGGCACCTGCAGCTTGCCGAGCCCGTCCTCGGTCATGATGAACACGGGCCGGTCGGCATCGGCCGCGAAGGTGGATTTGCCGACCCCGGCCACGCCATGGATCAGGATGCGCGGCGGCGTCAGTGCCGAGGTCATGCGCAAGGATGCGAGAGAAATCGCCATCAGATTGGGCCTCCATTTGGGTTTGGATTGGAAACAGGTTGCGGGCTATTCCCCGGCATGCCGGTCACCGCCGCATAGAGCGCATCGAGCCGGTCGGCTTCCGCGAGACATGCGAGGGCCTGCCGCCGCATCGCGCGGCGCTTTTCTTCAAGCGAGGCGAGATCGGTAGCCGGATTGCCGGAGTTTTGAGGACGCGTGGTCATTGCACTGCCTCCCCACCGAGCGTGGGGCCGCTCTTTGCCAGGATCGCATCGAGGCAGTCACCGAAGCTCCAGTCCGGGTGTGCCGCCCAGAACCGATCCGCCTGGCGCAGCGCGTTGCGCCATTCGCGCAGCGCATGTTGGTCGTTCGCGATCTGCAGACGGCGGATCTCGATGGCGCGCTCGAACTCGGCGCGCGACAGTTGCCGGGTCGACACCAGCGTCGTGCCCTCGAGATCCATGGCCACCGCCGCGGGGAGCTGGAAGGGCAGCGGCGGCTGTTCGGGCGTGGGCGTGCGCTCCGCCTTGAGCCTGAGGCTGCGCGCGCGCTGATCAATCCGGGCGACAACGCCATCAATGCCAGCAAGGTATTGGCCATCGGCATCGATATCGTCCCAGCGATTGACCGCCGCCTGCCGCTTGTTGATCGCCTGACCCGCGATCACCGCGCCGACGATCTCGGCCACGACGTCATTCAGTCGCATCTGTCCCATTCCGGACCTCCTGTTCGTAAAGGGTGGTGAAGTCGGTGAGCCAGGCCGCTGCGCGCCGCATGGGCGCGATCTCCACGGCGTGGCGCGAGGCCGGTGGAATGCGGCGCACCGCCTCCGCCGGGCTTGGCTGTTCATCGATGCGTTCGACGATCTCGACGAGGCGCTCGTGAATTGCGCGATCCTCCTGCGTCCCGAACACCGCGATCTGGCGGGCTCTCTGCTCGGGCGTCAGCTGCGGCGGGCGGGTTTCCTCGAGGCGCTTGACGCTTTCCTGAACGCGCTGCAGCCGATCGAGGGAGCGTTGCAGGCGATCCTCTGCGGCGCGACGGACCGCAGAGCGCGTTGGTTCTTCACCGCGCTCGAGTTTCGCCTCGAGGGTTCGGCGCACGATGCCTGGCTCAGCGGCTTCGGCGTCACGTAGGCGGCGCGCTTCATGGATCTGGTCACGGCGGAGGCCCAGGTCGGACACCGAAGGGATGTTGGGGTCGGCAACATCCCTCGGTACCTGCCCACCATGCCGATGAACCTCACCCCGAGCCTGCGCCGCATCGTATTCATCGGCCAGCCGGCGCTTGGCGCGGGCCTCGATCTCCAGCGCGTGGGCCTGCGCGCGATGCGCTGCCGCGACAAGATCGTCATGGGCGCTCTTGGCGCGATGCAGCCGGGCGGCGCGTTTCGCCACGTCGTAGGCCAGCCCGGCGACCTCGCGCGCCTCGAGCACCTCGGCGGCGGTCTTCGCGCCCGAGAGCATGCTGGCCGCGCGGTCGATCAGGCTGGGCAGGTCCTGCGATGTGGCCGATACCGGGGCGAGCGCCGTCATTGCGCGGCCTCGTTCGGCTCCAGCGTCACCTTGAGCGTCCCGATCTTGACGGTGCGCGCGGGCTCGAACCCCCTGCGCCAGGCATCGGGCAGCGCGGCGTATTTGCGCTCGGACACCTTCAACGCGGTGTCGATGAACTCGGCCGGGTCCTCGCCGCTGTCGGCGATGTTGGCCGCGATCTGCGCCAGCTGCGCCTGATCCCACTCCACCCGCTTGGGCAGATCGGCAACCACGGTG